ATGAATACGAGATGTATGATGGCGATCAAGAGGAAATTGTATGCGGAAAGTGCGAAAAACTATTCAAGGCCACAGCAGACGTAACTCGAACATATTCAACTGAAAAGATTGAAGACAAAAATGCCCAAACGTAAAAAACCATATAACGGACCGCGCCGGCCGCCTGAAGATTGGTACATGAACGCCTTCGATTTTAAGCTTATCGAAGAAATTGACGGTTACAAAATCCGGCTGCAAGTATCCGCACCCGAAATCGAAGCAAAGGAAATAGAGGTCCACCGGCGCCAGGTCAAACTCTACGGTCTGGCAACCGGCACGGTCAGCATACCGGAATTTCTTTGCAAAAAGTACGGGATTTGAAAATGCCCGACTATCGAACTTTATAACGCGAAACACGCGCCAATAAAAAAGGTTAAAGATTCATAAGATTGTCAAGAGGGTTTTTGATGCATAAGATAAGCATTCGTTTTTTGATGGATGGAAAAACTCTATTTGAAGTACCAACATTTGTGATCCCGTTAGGATCACAACTACGGGAATGCTATGAAACTGAAGACGAGATCTTTGTTTTGGGATGGCCACAAGAAGACGATGAAAGTCATAACTGTGATGCGCTTGGTTGCTCAACTATGAGTCATGTTTTATATCGTTTTTCAAAGGTTAAATTATGAAAAAAGACTGCCGCGAAAATTGTGTTCATTATAAACTGCATGCCGTTGATGAACGGGTCACGGTTTGCAATCACCCAAACGGCCCTGAAATCGTTTATCCCCGCGCCAATCCTTGGGCCTGCACCCTCTGGAAAAAGAGATCAACCAAACTACCGCCGGCCGATCCCAATGATAAAGTATTTTGTATGGACAATGGCCATGACATGACCATCAAGCAGTGCAATATCTGTCCGATCCGTCCGAAGTGTCCGACTATCGAACTTTACGACGTAAAGCACGCGCCGATAAAAAAGGTTAAAGATTCATAAGATTGCAGATTATCAGATTATTGGAGGAGATCTAAATGCAAAAAACCAACATCGGATATTTAACCCACACCTACAACCCAATCGCCATGCGCTGTGATCGGGTCTCGCCCGGCTGCCTAAACTGTTGGCATCTCCGCATGGCAAAACGTCTAACCGGCAACGTATTAATCGCACAAAATGAACGCAAAGCCCTGGCCGGAACCGGACCATTTGTCTTGCGTGAAAAAGAACTTTACGCGCCAGCGCATCTTAGAAAGCCCGCCATTATCGGTGTCCAATTCATGGGAGATGTACTTCATGAAGATGTACCAGTGAATTTTATTGAAGAAGTATTGGCGACGATTACCAACTGCCCCCACCATACCTTTTTAATGTTGACCAAACGGGCGGAACGTCTGAAATTATTAACACCTGACAGGTTGAGAATTACAAGAATAGACACTTGGCCGATCAAAAATCTTTGGCCCGGCGTAAGCATATGCACCCAAGCCGAAGCAGATGAAAAAATTCCGATACTTTTGAAAACCCCAGCGGCTGTACGGTGGATCAGTGTTGAACCAATCTTGGAAGATTTAAATTTGAGCATAGCGTTTGAATATTTTCAGCCTCATAGCTGCATGCCCGCGCCGATCAACTGGTTAGTTCTCGGAGCTGAAACCGGCCCCCGCGCCCGGCCTATGAAATACGAATGGGCATTGTCGATTATCGAACAATGTGAAGCAGCCGGTGTCCCGGTCTGGTACAAATACGGCCCCGGCGATGACGGCTACTACGGTTCTGCGCCCGTGATCATGGGGAAGGTTTGGAATCAAAGACCTGGACAATAATTATTAATTACTAATTATAAATTATTAATTACCTGAAGGAGGTTTTTATGTCCAAAGAAGAAAAAAAGCTAAAGCTAAAAATCATCGACCACAGGATCAAGCGAATCGAAGCGGAAAACCAGCTTAATGGGATCAGGATTGAATTACTTCAGGACCAGAAAGAAAAAATTCAAAAGGGATGATTGATTATTTTTCCATGTATTCCGTGTGTTCCGTGTGTTTTGTGGTTAAAATCTTATGAGCCATAAACGTGATTGGGAACAGCTCGCCTGCCGGCACGGTTACCACCGGCTTAAAATGCGAACTGAAATAAAATCTTTATCCGAAAAAATGCTTTTCGATTTGAGCGTGGTGCAAAAATGCAGCCTGCGAAAAATAGAAAAATTGATCCAGATCCCGGAAACATCCGTTTGCGAACAAATCAGGCATTATTCATGGTATGCCGGGGTTGAAATGCTGTACAGCAACAAAGCCATAAAAGAAATAGCCATGGCTCGCGGCGTACCGGCAAAGGAAGTCGAAAAAGAGCAAAACACGATCAAGATCTGTAACCGGTGCCATAAAAAATTCAAAGGACCAAATAAAAGAACATGCACATCATGCGTTAAGAATCGATCGAATATATATGATTGTGATTTTGTGACGAATTATTGAAAACTGATTTGAAAGGAAACTTATGAAAGGAAAAATCAATTCTGATGGCGTTCTCGAAATTTGCAGGTCTAAGGAATTTACAGAACAATCCTGCATACGCTTTAATGATAATGAGCTGGCATGTGGAGATGAATGTCCGGCATTTAGAGAGCCCGTGAAAGGTGAAGGGTTTACGACAAAGATCACGCTTTGCCGGGATATCGGGGATTTAATCTTTACAGAATTTTCCGACGAGAGGTCATGAAGAAACACAATATGACGAAACCTATTACAGAATGTCAGCATCGCTATGGCGAATGGGCAAATACATCGTCAACTATCGAATATTATAAAGCACATTGCATTGACTGTGGCGCTTGTCTTTTTGAAAGCCCTTGTGCTCCTACACAAGATATTTTTAAAATTACTCCTGAAATATTGGGAGTAATTAAAATAAAAGAGAAATCCTAAAATCTTATAAATCTTTAATCTGGAATCAAACCCATGCGCTATGCCCAAAACACTTTAGTATCGGTTGAAAAATCAAAAGCTGAAATCGAAAGCATTTTAAGCAAATATAAAGCCGACCAATTCTTATCCGGATGGGATCAGGATAAAGCCTATATTGCATTCAGGCTTGAAAACCGCACGATCCGATTCACGATCGAGTTACCTTCCAAAACCGATAAAGCTTTCATCCGGACCCCTACCGGCCGACGCCGTAAACATGGAAACGATATCATGAAAGCATGGGAGCAGGCCTGCCGGCAGCGCTGGCGGGCGCTGGCCTTGGTTATCAAAGCCAAAGATGAATTTTTGGCGCATATCGTTTTACCCGATGGATCCACCGCCGGGGCCTGGCTCCGACCCCAAATCGCCCGCGCCTATGAAACTCACAAGATGCCGAAGCTTTTAATGATGGGAGAATAATTTATACCACGGAACACACGGAATACACGGAAAAGTAAATTTTATAATAAATAAAAAAATAATACTCTGCGCTCTCTGCGCCTCTGCAGTGAAATAATATGCCCTTCAAACCCGGCCAAAAACCCGACCCAAACCGCCCGCGCAAAACCGGCGGGATCATGCACACCATCAAGAATGGCAAAGGCGGGTTTGAAACACTCAAAATAACCCGGAAGATTGCCATAAACAAATTTTGCCTGAAGTGCATGGGCAAAAAATCCTTTGTAAAAGATTGCACAGACCAAACTTGTGAATTTTACCCATTTCGACCTTACAAAATACCCAATCAAACTATGTTATTTAACATCAAATTGACACCAGGAACCATGAAAAACATTAAGAGACGTAAGGTAGGTCTCGCTTGACCCAGAACGCTGAAAATGGTATAAATCAGATCGTCGATATTGATGGCTTGGCCGATGCCCTTGTCATGAAAAAACGAACCCTGCTCCGGCGCTGGCGCATTCTTCCCCATTTCTTCGCGCCCATGTCCGGACATGACGCCCGCGCCGCCCGGTTTATTGTTCCGGATGTGATTGATCACCTCAAAAAAACAGATGGTAATTATGGGAGTTTATTACAACAAGCGGCGGCGGTGGTGGGAAGTCAGCTTCCGATTCAACAAAACCCCTTACCGCAAAGCCGGGTTCAAATCGAAACACGAGGGGATAATTTGGGAAGGCCGCGAACGCGCCAAGCACGGGGCGCCGCAAACGATACCGACCCCTTCAATTTACTTTCAGGACATGGCCACAAAATATCTGGAGTGGTGCAAACTCCGGATGCAACTTAATTCAATCGGCCAGAAGATTTTTGTATACCGTTCATTTTTGCAATTTATAAACGGCGATCAACCCGCCCCGAATATAACAAGGCAAACCGTGTCGAAATACCTGGAAACCCGCGCCATGACCAAAGGGAATAAATCCGCAAACCGACACCTCCGAGACCTTAAGGCATGTTATAATTGGGCAATCGAATCAGAGATCGATCAAACCCTAATAAAAAATCCCTGCAAGGGAATCAAACCCCTGCCCGAAAACCCCTACATTCCCTATGTTCCGCCGCCGGAAGATATCGCCAAGGTTTTTCTGGTATGCACTCCGGACCAGCGGGAGTTTTTGCAATGCCTATATCATCTGGTCGCCCGCCGCGCCGAAATTGAGCGCCTAAAATGGGATGATATTAATTTCGATCAGCAGATTGCCCAGCTTTACACCCGCAAACGCCGCGGCGGCGCCCTGCATGCTCAAAACAAACCCATGAACGCAACCATAGCAGGCATCCTAAAAGCCCGTTATCAGCGCCGGGATAAAACATCCTCGCTCGTTTTTCAATTCGGCTCCGAAACACTCTCTCACATGATGCCGCGCTTATGCCAAAAAGCCGGGGTCAAACCATTCGGGCACCACGCCATCCGCCACCACGTTGCATCGTTTTTGCGGGACGCCGGCAAGAGCACCAAACACATTCAGTTGTTACTGGGGCACCTGCGCGAGAGCACCACAGAGATTTATGTTCATGTTCTGCCGGAAGGGTTGCGGGAATCGGTCCGGGTTTTGGAGCAAAAATAGAAAGGAAAACCCATGTCAGACCCTAAAAAAAAATTCATATGTAGCCTTTGCGGAATGATAGAAAACGATAATGATTTTGAGCTTCCATTTGGCAAGGATAGCATTTGTCCCAGCTGCTATAATCAGCAAATGTATAAAATGGAGCGAGATTTAGTTGGAAATGATAATTATCATAAAGAAAAAATCATGATGAAAATGAAGGAATGCCTTGAATATTTACACAACCAAGATTTCAAAAATGGAGTTCAATAAAAACAGGTCGTAAACCGGTCGTAAACTTTCATTGATTGATAGGCTTTTATAGGCATTTATATACAACTTTACAACAAAGTTTAAATTAATCTTTAATGATTCAATATACTTATAACTATATACTATGGACTGCTAAGCGAGTGTACTGGGTAAACCGGTACCTCGGGTTCGAATCCCGATCTCTCCGCCATTTCAATAAGTTATCAGCATTTTTTTAATACAAAAAACGGTCATTCAGGAAACATTAGGTCGTAAACAGTCGTAAACTTTTTATTTTCGTATGCGCTTTAACATCCGGGCGGTTTTGAGTTTTAAATGTTTTGCGCCTTTTTCCATGGCTGCGGCCATGGTCATTATGCTGGTCAATTCATCTTGCAGCACGGCTTTTTGATCGATCGGAAGAGGTGTCCGAGCTTGCATGCCGGCGGATTTAAATGCATCGAATGATATAGCTTTTACTTTTTCCATTCTAAATGGCCTTTGTCGGTATGATATAGTTTGCCTGTTTTATCGCGCAGCCAAACACCCCACTTAAATCCATAATGTTCAAATATCGGACCAATGGCGTTGTAATAGATCAGCTCCCAAGTGGGCCGGTTCTTTTGGTTCAGGGCCAGAATATCGACCGCACGGGATTTACCGTCTTTGTTTGGGATGTGCGGCGATTGCATGGTCCATGTAATCGGGTGTTTGTTTTCATCGGCTGTAATGGACACCATGCCGGCGGATTTACGCAGGGCGTTGACCTGGTCTAAATTTTTGCGGCCTTGGGCATAAAGAGCTTGCTGCTCAACCTGCGTTCGCAAAACGCAAATGATCTGAAACGGTTTGTTTTTGAAATCCTGATCTGCTTGGGCTATGCGGAAAGCAGCAGCGGCTTCAGGAACTAAGTCATCTATATTGCGGGTCCCCATTATTCAATCCCCAATTCGATTTTTTTCTTTTTATAAATTTCGATTTGCCCGGCGTTCCACTCCGCAATTTGGCGCAACCGCGCCCGTGCGGTTTCAAGGCATTGCTGCAAGCGGTTGACGTGGTTAATCAAGCCCTGATAGGTGGGATCTCCATCCCATTCACACGCGCCAAAATCCTCAAGGTATCCGACGGGAATGGGCGTAGGCTCAATTAGTTTGATATCAATCCGCGGGACGTTGCTGCATCCCAAAAAGGTGATCAAGAATAGGCCCAGGCACGCGCCGATTAAGGCAATCAACCGCCAACTGTTCTTCATGGGTTTTGACCTCTGCTTTTAGTTTTTCGATAATAGTATTTAACGATCGAGTTTGGGCGGCATGTTGACGGCCGCGTTCTTGGTCTTCAAGGGCGTGCCGGGCTTGGTCCGCTTGCGATTGATCTAAAGCCGCGCTTTTTAGTTTCAGCAGTTTTTCCATATTGGCGGCGTCAGCTTTCATCTCGCCTATTTCCTGCCGCTGGGCGCCGTTCTTTTGGATCATTTTATAAACCGCGAACCCAAGCCCGGCCGTTGTCAAAAACAAAACGCCAATGATAACGGCCGGGATCTTGCCGCCTATTAATCCGAGTAGCCAGGTCATTGAGACACCGGTTTATGTGCCGAATTGAATTTATATTCTTGAGAATATCCGTAGATAATTGCCGCAACTCCCGGAAACATGCCGCCCATAAATGCGGCAAGACCGCCCAATGCGGGAAGAAGCTGATCCGGTTTTTCTTTGCAAATAATAATAGTTGCTAAAGCCAAGATAAATCCAACCAATAAAAAAAGGACACCTAAAAGAAATTTGCGCTTGCTTTGCATAAAATATTCTCCTTGCTAATATGGTTTATATTTGCATTCATATTTTATATCCCTGCTGTGCTCATGACAAAACTCCTGGCTATTTTGATTTAATTTTATTGGCCGCCCTCTATCGTTAATGCTCATCCATGAACGTTTTATACTATAAGATTATAATCCATTTTGCTTGTTTCCTATTTCAATCCAGTCGCCGAATGCCCAGCCTTCATAAAGCATTTCAACCATCTGGCCTTGGGTTAAATATTTTGTTGTTCCGCTTGAAAACCGCGTGTTGGCTCCATGCGCTATTGCTATTGGCTGTGTATTGGTATTGATTATGATTAGTCGTTGTCCATACATGCGGCCGTTTGAGATCGCGGTTGATGTGCTGCTATACGCGGTAGTCCCGGATGCGTTGGCACTTAAAATTGCAAAGCGGCCTGTGTCAGGCGGGCTCAGCGTAAATCCGGTCGCCACATTAACTTGATCGTCCGTGGATACGATGCCGGTCACGGAACTTATGCAAACATTGTCTATCCCTACCGGTTGATAACCAGCACTATCTGGGAGATTAAAACAGTAGCCGGAATTGATATTGCAGACATTCCCGGTGTATGTGTTGTTTGCGCCGTAGGTGACTTTTATCGAATCCTGCGCTACATTGTAAATTGAATTTCCCGTAAAAACATTATTGGAAGCATTGGATGTGCCTGAACCGGTTACAAGAATCCCCCATTGAGACGTTATGTTGGCAATTTGATTATTAGCAAATATACAATCGTATGCGTAGTCAAAATCTATACCAGACAGTCCACCAGTAATGGCATTAATGATATTGTTTTGTACCGTAATATAGCCGACTCGCTGCGCACCATCGTGAAAAATTCCGTAGGTGCCAGAAACGAAATTATTGGTTATGGAGCCATTCGACGGAGCGTTGCCTTCACTGTCTTCTAACCCGATTCCTGGACAAGCATAGGTTTGATTCCCGTCAATTTTCCAGTAAGCGCAAGCGCCCTGCATAACAATTGCAGAACCGGTTCCGGTAGTGTGAAAAAAGTTGTTTGTAATTTGAGTGAAGTCGCAGTTTATTACACGAATGCCGTACTGTTTCACGCCGATGAAATCGCAATTATGCACACGGCACCCGCGACCAACGTTGACTCCATTGACATCACCATTTATAATGACACCGTTTGAAAACCAACCGTCTAATATGACATTTTCTACGGTGCAGTAATTGTTTATAATACGGATAGCGGCATATCCGGTTGTGTTGACACCATTCAACATCCGCATGGTTAGGGCGCGAACTGAAATTCTATCCGATGTCCCGCCGCTCGTGTCATCGGATGCAAAACCGTAAATGTTACCGCAGACGTTATAATCATAGAGCAAAATAGTTCCGTATTTATTAGCTCCGGCAAACATAACGGTGGTATTGGATTTTACACCAAATTTCTGATCAATCGCGTAAGTTCCTGAACCGAATTGCACGGTAGCCGTAACCCCGCTTATCGCCTGCATTAAGGCTGTAACCCCGGAACGATTTTGAGCAGAGGTGTTGGTCGTATTAACATTAAACCATCCAGGGTGGAATATCCCACCAGCTGCAAAATGGATATTCGATACACCGCTTCCAAAGATTTGCTGATCTGGCTGCGCAATAATATTTGCGGGAGCGGGAAGGGTAACGCCTGATGTGCATCCGGATATCATGGCTCCATTTTCAAATTGAAGTTGCACGTTATTAGGAATAGTCCGGGATGTCACAAAATCATAGTAGGTGTAACCGGACGCTTTTACGTTTTTGAAAATCAACTTGCCGGGCTTGCCGTTCAATAATGTTACAAAATCCCATGCTGTTCGCTTTCCGCCTGTGGTTGTGGCTCCGGATTCAACCGTGGCATCGACGTAGTATTCGTTAAACACATTGGGCGCCGCCTGGGCCATATCATCGGATGAGATCCAAAGAATATATGGAATCACGATGATCGCGAGCAATATTGCGTAGCTGAATTTTTTCATATTTTTAAAAATCATACCCATCTCCTCCATGTGGTTCCATCGAATCCAAAAATCCCGGCTGAACCCGGAAAGATAGAATCGGTGGAATTGAATAAAAGGTTATAATCGCTGCCGATATTGAAAATTTTTATTTGAACGCTTTGTTCCCAAACGCCCGTCAAAATAATATTCCTGTTCGCGCCATTCGGGTCAATGTACTTGATAACATCATACGGAACGGCTGCGATTGAAATATCATCCGTCGCCGTTGTTGTGGTTCCGATCGACGCGCCGCCGACCGATTGCAATATCCAGCGCTTATCGCCGGGATTGACAGTCGGGGCGATAATAGCGGGGATTGATGCGGTTTCGGCCGAATCGACGTCCAGTAAATAAAAATAAAAAACACCCGCTTCGGCGACAGAAGCGAAATCGCCGTCGGAAAGAGATCCGCCGCTTATGCCGTCAAGAGCATTTACTCCGCCACCGGATAATTCGGTTTTGTGATATGCTGTAGTCATAATACCCCCTGATCATTACGAAATTTGGCTCGCAAATGTGTGGTCATTGGCGTAAAATAATAATCCACTTATTCCAGATGCTAAATCACCATTGACGTATGCTTTAAATTCAACCACGTCTCCAGCCACGAATGTTAATGCTTCTGAGTATGTTGCTGATACATCAAAAGAACCAGCATAAACAGATCTCAATGTTCCGAATGCCACGCCGTTTTTATAAATGCGTCCATAAGCCGTTCCCGGACTTGAAAATATAGCAGTTAAGGTGAATGTTATTCTATAAGATCCGGATCGATTTATTTCCCATGAATGCAATGTTACCCAACTTGCTGACCCCGTTGAGTCTAAGGTCGGATAATCAATTACCAGGGCCGCACAGGCATTGTTTATTGCAGAAGCGTTCGGCAAGGCTGCTCCAACAATTTGGCGAATGATATCGACATCGTCGAAAAACGAATCTCCAGCCGTGGATTCGTCGGTATGGCCGCCGATTATCTTCACTTTTAAATATTGGCTTAAGGCTGTCGGGGTGAACGGCCTTGAAATATGTTCCGGAGAAGCGGCGCAGGCGCTGGAATTGTACAAATCGACCGCCGCGCCGTTTACGACTTTGTCTTTATCGTAGTATTGAACCTGGATCAAATCTTTAACGCCGGTAACTGATGTATAGTGCAGGGCTCTCAAACAATACGTTATAGTTGGGGAGCATTCTATATAATCGCTCGTCAAGCTGCCGCCGCCGTTTCCAACGCCGCCAGGGTGGGTGAATTGCCATGACCGAATCCCTTCCATAGGCGTAGTTTCGTCAAACGCGCCAGCGCCGCCGGCATAGAGGCTTTGGGTCCATCCGTCCGGAATACCGTCACTATCGGAGTCTATTTCAAAGTTTCCGTTCGGAACAGACCCGCGCAGGAGGGACCCTTGACCATACAGATATTCAAGGCACTCCTTAATCTTCAACATGACCGTTGTCGTTAAAAACTTTCCTGAAGCTAATTGCGCCAGTGTCGGCAGATTCCAGCCCATAAATTTATCTCCTTACCATATGCGATCTCCATCATCGCCGTTAGGTTTTAAACCGTTGCTGTCACAGATACAGCCGTATTGTTTTTGTGCGTTTGTGGCATCTGCCCAATCCAGACCGTCGTAACTTGCCGGAGCGATAATAATGAATTTTTTTGCGCTCAATTGTTGAGACTTCAACATGACTTTGTTTTTTTCCCGCGGTTCGCGCCGGATCACCATAAACGGCACATTGGAATAATCGTTTCCGTTTTTATCCTGAAGTTGGCTCGTGGAAAGATAGACATAATCGCCGGTCAATATTTCAGAATCTTTAAGCTCAACCGTGCAAGAGTGAATGGGCAAGGCGTCCCGCGACTGACAACGCAAGCGGGTCGGCATGGTTTTGGCGAATGCATTGACGTTTTCTTCCTGAGCATAACCGGCCCTCAGCCAACGCGAAAGGATTCGTTTCTCTGAAATATAGTTGTCTTCATTGACGCTTTCCGCTTCGGCATCGATCGCTATATCGAGCCGGTTAAAATTGAATGTTTCATCGTTTTTCTTTTCGGCGTAGCGATCCCAGTAAAACGACACCCTGGATAGTTTCGATTTCTGATTCAGATCGACGCTTTCGGAACCCCCGACGATATTTTCCGAATCTGTGACCGCCGTATACGTGCGTCCGATTTGATTTGGGGTATTCCGTTTGATCGTAACTTTCAGGTTTTCGCCTACCCATGCCCTGCAGTTGAACAGCTCCACCAATTCGAAGAATATCTTTTCGGCTTTTTCAGGCTCGTGAATGATCGCGGAGACATAAACTTCATCGTCCCCGGCTGAATCGTCCCGCGCCGCGGTGAATGCGGTCGAATCGACATAGGCGGCATCGATGGCGCAATCGGTTAAAAGAATGGTCAGCATGTGGTCAAATCCGCTACCGGGCGCAAAATATCGGCACTTCTGGACTTTGGTATCGGCATTATGCGTGGCAGCCGTGGTGCTGAAATAACCGCGCCCATCGGCAGGCAGAGCCAAAACACCCGTTACGGATTTGGAACTGTATTTTATGATTTCATCATCTATTTTAATATATCCGGCCGCATCAAGGGAAGAAATGCCGTCGCCGCTGAGGGTGATTTGGGTTTGGGTAGCACTGCAACCCGCCGCCACTTTTAAATTGAGCTTTTCCGGGATTGTGATCTCATTCAATTTTTTCAACATGTCTACGGCTTCGACCTTGATTTTCCCTTTGTTCAAGGTGATATTGTCCAGAGTCCCAACAAAGCGTTGCCGTAATTCATATTGATTTCCGCCGGACGGATAGGTAAACGTCATCCATTCAACCCCGTCCATCCATTCGATGCCGTCCATCCATTGGACCGACTTATCGGTAACCGTTTGATCGTTCCACACAAAACCGTCATAAAGTTTTAAAATTCGGCCCTTATAATTCGGGTTTCGCGCCAAAAGCTTCTTCCAAAATGTACCTTGCACGGAGCTTCTGGAACTTCGATAGGGATCTATGCCGACATCGGTATCTTCTTCGTCGAAAAATTCGACTGTCACCCGGGCGTTGACCGTTAAACTGGTTTTGATTTCGGTCGGCATATAGGTGACTTTATCGATATAGGGTCGCTCGCCGGTCGCCATGGGCAAAGGCCTTGCATCGGCGCTGCAAAAAGTATAGGTTTTTGTCGATTTGACGTAGGCTGTTTTGGCTCGACACGTCCGATAGGTGTTAAAGCAGGGTGGGATCAGGTCTCCGAATTCGCCCAGGCCATTCGCCACTTTAAAATAATCAACATGGCTTAGCATGTTATCGGTCGTATAGCCCCCTTGATAATACCAGATGAGCCCGTCCGTAAGGCCGGATTCGTAATCGCAATCGACGGTCCCCTGAGATACGTTATCCAGAAAAACTTCGACTGTGGCCGCAGCCACACCGGCCGATTTATCAACCTGGAATCGCCAGGTTTGCCATGCAGCTGTTGCGTTGCATTTTACGATATTGGCGCCCACTTCCGTAGTCAGCCCGGCTACCTTCGAAATATATAAACCGTCCGAGCAAAATAAAACCCGCAACTGCCAATCATCCGTAGCATAGACAAGCGTGGCATTATCGGAATTTGCCAATGTTCCCAAAGAATCGAAATAGGTTTTTATCTCAAGGGTAAATTCATCCGGAGGGGATATGATCACCATTGTTCGGCCGGCGGCGTCATCGGTACCGGAGCTCGCATTGCTGTCAAATCTGAATTGCCCGGCGGGGTCCTCTTCGGAAACCCCCACCCCTAAATCTGCATCGGTCCACAATGCTATATCGCTGCAATCGTCATTGAGGATATCCGGATCCGTGGCCGTGCATGCGCCCGCGCCAAACGTCAAGGAACAGTAATCCAGGATTATTTCACAGACCTGAACGGGTGTTCTGCTGATTGCATCCAATTCTGAATCGAAATCGGTCATTCCCTAATTCCAACAAAATCAAGATTTAGACTTCGCCTGACTGGGTTATAAGGCATGGCAAGCTTTGAACCATCTTTCAGACGAACTAAGTAAACCTCAAGCGGATGATTCGTTATTTCCCATGCGAAGAAAAACGGCTTCATTAATGAAAGATGATCGACCCACGCAGGATAAAAAGAGTTTTTACACCATGTCGGCGTTAAATTTTTAAACTGAAGACCGATCGATCGCGGATAATGGCGTATGGTTGTACCCAATAAATATCCGGCTTTGGAAACTTCCGTATCGGCCACTATTTCTTCATGGTCCGGATCGAAGTCGCCATAAGGATATCGCTCAAAATCCAATCTCTGGCCTACCGCCAAAATCGCCATTTTTGCCGCAACCGCCGCGGTTACAATTTTCAAACGCCAATATCGGACACTTACGAGAGTGAATGTTTTCATCAATACGTCATCGGTATCGACCGTGAATTCCGGGACACGTTCAGTCCAGCAACTATCGTCTGTTGAAGAAGCAAGGCTTAAATTTGCCGATGCTGTATAAAAATTGTGTCCAGCGATTGCCAGAGTATCGGCTGTGGCGGCCGCGCCGCAATCGACCTTGATATATTTGGTCCCGGCAGAGTCCGCTTGCCAAAACGTGTAATCGCGCCAATCGATTAGATTGAGCACATTATAATCGGTTTCGGTATCGGTCGCCGTGGGGTCCGCGTCTTCGAATCGATTGTCGTATAAAATTAAAGGTTTCGCATTGGCCGCCATTATTGTGCTACCTTATCTTCTATAGCCTTGGTTATACTGGGCATTATATTTCTGGCAAATTGATCATGATCAACCACATCGCCGTAAATATGCACGTTGATCATCGGTGGGCTTTTTTTTGTTTCTTTTTCGGCCGTGTCCTCAAAAACAGGAGCGGTTGCCGATTGCGGGTAACTGTATCCGCCGGAACTTCCGGATCCGGATGATATTGACGCGCCGCCGGGCTCGGCTCGATCAACGGCATCCATCTGAGCTTTTCCGTACATGATAGCGGCCGCCGCGGCAATGACGCCTAAAACCGGCCCGATATACGGTATCCCGGCCATGGCTTGGTAAGCGGCAATAGCAGCCTTGGCGGTATCGACTGCAATTTGAGCTTTTGAAAACGTTTTATAAAGTTTATAGGCTTTTGAATTTTCGTTTCCGGAAGCCGCATAATAGGCTTTGGCCATTCCCGCCATCGCTCCAAATGCGCTTGACGTTGTTGTTAGTGTGCGATTGGTTGTCGCTTGTTTTATCTGGGCGTCTCTTTCGGCGGCGGCTTCGGCATTCCTGGTTGTGGCATCCCAATAACCTTGATTCAAGGCAAGCATATCGACATAATGCTGATTGGCTCTTTCGATCTCTTGGGTATACTGATCTTCACCCTTAGCTATAGACCCAAGCTGATTTAAATTGTTACCCAGTTCGCCACCGCCGGCCTGATTCATAAAATCTTGAAAAATACGATATTGTTCCGCTTTGACCTGATAGTGATATTCCTCATCGGCCCTTAGCGCTTCAAGTCTTTCCTTATTTATCCTCAAAATTTCCTGTGATGTTTCCATCGCTATTTTGATTTCTTTTTCTTTTCGGGCCTCTTCATCCTTGAAGAACTGTTCAAGCATTCGCTCAGACTCACGGGCTTTCATTTCGTTGGCTCTTCGCACCATATCGATATCGCGGAATAAGGCTTCCTGAAATTTTTCCGCTTCGGTATCTTTCATTTTTTTGCCGAGCTTATCGACGCTCTCAGTGTAGCCGTCCATGGCCGGTTTACCTTTGGTTGTTTGCATGACGGCAAGCTCTTTGGTCGATGCGATCATGACCGCAAAACTATCATTCGCTTTTCTTTGAGATTCAGCAGCAACGGAAGCCTCTGCTGCGGCGGATTCATTCAAAAATTTTCGAGCACTCGCAAAGAGCGTGACCTGGGGGATTAACTTATCTATTTTCTTGGCTATGCCGGTAATATCCATGGACACGGCAATAGACCGGGCGGTTTTTATGGAGTTGTCGATCATATCCATCCACTTTGCAAGGCCCTCCATTAATTTACCAATCGCCCATGACGTAGCCGCGCCGATTTCGTACCATAACCCGGCAATTCCGGCCACAATGCGGGGAATGAACTGCCCGATCATAAGTTGCGTATCTTCAAACGTGGCTTTCATGCGATTCATTTTATCGGCTGTGCTGTCCAAGGCCGGTCCCATTTGGGAAATCTTTCCAGCCGCCGCTTCCATAATCGCATTGGCTCTTATTTGCATGGCCATTTCTTCACTGATCGAATCTTTGACGATGCCGTGCTTTTCCGCATATTCTTTAAGTACGCGATTGAGATCGATAATAATGCCGTATTGCACAAGACCCTTTGACCGGCCTGTTGCCGCCGCCATTTCCATTGCTTCAAAAGCTTTAGGGATATCTCCGCCCACGACATCGGTCAACCGTTCGGCTTGCTCGATAAATGTTTTCATTTGTTCAGGATTTAACCCAAGGGTAAAGGCTTTGGCGGCCAACTCCCCTGCCCTTTGCATGGATAGCTGTCCACCGGATGCAACCTGAGCCAAACGGATTGCAGCATCGGCAGTCATGTTGTATCGAGATGAAAGCGCATTGAGCCCCATGCGCATTTCGTCAAACTGAGCCGCTTTTTCCATGAGATCCCAAGCTTTTTTCAAACCATAAGCAATCGCAGCAATTCCGGCTGTAACAGCCATCCAATTTGTTTTGACTTTATTAAACGCATTGTTCATGCGGTCGCGCATGTTTTCAGCGTCATCGCCGGTTTTCTTGATATTGTTCCGGGCTTGCTCGAACCCTGCGGCCGAATCGTCAACCGCGCCTATGTGGACAACGACATCTTGAGAATTTGCGGAAATATTAACGGTCATTTTTTATTCAACCTTATTTTTTTTGGCCTCTTCAATGCCGATTTTTTCAATTTCAGATTTCACAATTCCCAATTGATGCCATTCTCTATTCGTCAATTCGTGCCGTTCGATCGGACATCCTGCGTTTTGCAGGGCGATATATTCATAAAGTTTATAAATAACCGGGTCTATCGGTTCTTTCATCCATGGGCAAGGCGGACAAATTTCTTTATCAACATATTCCGCCGGGTTTTCTTCGTATGCCTTGCAATCCTCGCAATTCGGGATGTCATGCCGGGCATGAAGCAGCCTGACATCCGCAATCAGTTTTCCACGGAGATATCCTGATCTTCAAAAAGTTGGAAAACTACTCCGGCTTTCCATGTTAATGGAATTAAATCCTTTTGATCCGGCGTGATCGGCTTATCGTCGGACCCGACTAAATTTTCAATTTTGATCAAAAGCAGATCGAAAAACCCGATACGGGCATCAAGGCTATGGTCCCTCATTTTGTTTTTTTTGCCGACTTCATAACGATCGGCCAAAAATTTATTCAATTCCTTGTTTGTGGGTTGACGCAGGGTGAAAACAACCTCTTCTTCTCCTACTGTAACCCTACCGATTAATTCATTTTGAATCTTAACCGCCATAATTTTCCTTTCTTTGCAGGTAGGGGTTCAAGATTTTGAACCCCTACATTTTAAAATTGAGTATTTATGCCGCCAAATAAGCAGCCTTGGCGTTGTAAACCTGGATAATCGACGCCGGATTAGTTCCGTCATCGAATACTTCACATTCAAAATCTTGGGTCAAAATATCTCCGACTCCGCCCTTCGGAAATACCGGGTTTTTAATCTTAAAACGCGGTACAATTAACTGGAACCCATAGTAGTAGGTACCAGCCCCATCGATAATGGCACCTTTCAAATCGAACTCAATCGCGCAAGCGGTTTGATTCAGGAAATAATCAAGTTCGGTTTCATCGTAAAAAATAAGACTGAACTTCAGATCCGCTTTGCGCCGGCCATAATCGCAGTCTTGAAAATATCCGTCCCCGCCAAATCCCGGTTGACCTTCCAGGGCATTGTCCCAAGACCATTCAAACGATTTTAAACGTGGATATAGGTTATCAGGGGTCGCGCTCGAGATATCTTCCGTGGCCTGGGTTAGATTCGCGGATATGGAAATATTCGCACCCGATTCGAGCCAAACCTTGCAACCGGAAACCTTTAACCAGCTTTCGGTCACGGATGCGGCGAATGTAGTTGTCGATTCGGTAAAGCTTCCGGAGCCGATCAATCCTGCTTCCATGGCAACAAATCCGCCGGCTTCTCCGGAAATTTTTAACGTGTTGCCCTTAACACCGGAATGAATATACTGAAGGTCTCCATGCTTTTCTTCCACGCTGATAGACGGAAGCGCCGTTCCTACCGTAACCGGGATATTTTTATGGAGATAAGCCGTCGCCGCTCCGTCCTGGGTTGCAGTCGTTGAACCCAACACAAGCGCACTAAACCCTGCTAAGGCATTGGGATGAGCTTTGGGCTCTTTATAGTTAAACTTATACCCATAGGATAAGATCTCCTGATCGTACCCGTGCTCCTTTCCGGTCACTTCCCCTTTATCGTTTTCAATTTTGAATTCAGGGGTTGTATCGAGCTCAAAACCGATCATTGAACAGGCATTCGAGCCGTTCATGGTTACACCGGCATTATAAGACGCTTCCTTTTTAAATAAGGAAGCCATGAACTGCCTGGTCCACCCTTTTTTAGTTATTGTCATTTTCGTTCACCTCCTCATATTTTTTTCTTTTTGGGCCAGGCGTTTTTATTACCGGCTCTGTTTGCGTAATCTCAGATTGCAGGGGTTTAAAATTTACAGATTCATCGGGAACATCATAAACCTGCCCCGCGGTGTAAACCTTAAACTTCCCTTTTTCTTGCGGCACTTGATGACTTAACGTACATATCATTTCCATGAAATTACTCCTTAATAAGTGTAAGGGTCCCAAATCTTCGTCACAAATTGGATGATGACCTTAAGACTTATTCCAAAATATTTTTTATCTTCATGTTCGGTTTGAATCGTTTCATCCGATACGGGCGATATGTCTTCAGCCAATCCGCCCAGCGTGGTATCGGGCGACGCCATGCAGGTATGGATATCGGCTATTAATTTTCGCATCACATCGGCCGTGCTGTTCGTAAAAATATCTAGATCGACTCTAAGTTTATGTTCTTGCCTTCCGAACGTCAGGGCAGTCGTGTCAGCCATATCCCGATAAATCACGGCGGGAAGTTCGCTGTCTTCCAAGGCTGTTCCGCGCCATTCAAACACATTGCTTCCCAAGTTTGTTTGATAGCCATTGGCTGTCAGTATGGTTTGCAACCGGTCTTCAAAAGCTGCCATGATGGTTTGACGAATGCTATCGGTCATTTCAATCCCTGCTTAAAAGCAAAACAGTCATCAATTTATCTTCGCTTGGCTGAATGCCTATAATTTTATAATTGACTGCTGAAAGTCTTATTGTGTCTCCATGAACTGCCGGAGATGCATCCGTGGTTTTGCATTCGATTTGTGGGGATGAACTTTCGATATTCCCCGTAGCGGGGTTTACCAACTTAAATGCATCCGTGAAAAGGCCATCGATCGTTGCAGCCGTAGACCCGTGGGTAAATAATGCCGACACACCGAATTCATCCGGATCGATAAAAACATCGAGATCCAATTCCATTTGTGTTTTAAACGTCATTTATCCCCACCATTTCAAGCCTAACGCCGCCAATCCACCGCCGATCAGCCCTCCCGTCCATGAGTAAGCCATATTAAGAACTGATTTATTCTCGATTGCCGTCAGACGGTTATGAATATTTTCCAAAGTCTGATAAGTCATTTCTTCGCGTTCTTCCGGACTGGCCTTTTTCCAATTATCCTTACAAACGACAATAAACCCGTTTCCCATTTTTTTTCCTCAAAAGCTCCCCGGATTTGATCCGGGGAGCATAGGTATATGTTTACGTTAAAGGTTACGGTAATGTTTTATGCGCAAATATTTCCGAGTAAATAACCGGCTCCCGTGAAGATGAAGCATTCATCTACATTTTGCCGGCAACGGTAAACATTGCTTCGGTTCGATTCCACCCGATATTGTTCGGTTACAAGGTTTTGAGGACTGTCTTCAGTCCATAAAAAAGTCCGGCCGAGGACAGGTTCCTTCAAGTTTTGACCTCCGGAAGAAACGGCCGCCAATAAAATGTATTCGTCGTCCCATAGATCGGCGATCGAAAAACTCTGACCTTTCTTGGCGCTATCCCGGATGGCATTTCCAACAAGGACTTCTTCCACCCCAAAATATTGGCCAAGAATTCTTCTTTGAGCCTCTTCACCGCCTATTTCAATCGGATTCGTATATTTCAACGCATCCTTGATTTCAGAGGTGATAAGGACCGTATCGAAAACTTTCTTGCTCATTGCAATTTTATTGGGTGTCAAACCCGATGCGGCACGCATGGCAAGTTTTGCGGTGTTCACATTTGCCCGCGGTGTCGCCGTTGCAGGAGTGGTCCATTCGATGGCCACGTTAGATGTTCCGGTAATGTTGGTCGTGTTCATCAATTTGGCGGCAATTCGATATTCCTGCTTCCGCAAAATAATATCGACAGCCCGCATCACCGCAACTTCTTCGGCATCAAAAAATCTCCGATAAAGTTTCGATTCAACATCATCCACGAGTTCTTCCCAACCTTGCTCGGTGCAGGCATAGGTCCCGGTCTCGAATTCATAGTCACTTCGATTATATCCGCCCCTGGGTGATCTGGCCGTGTCTTGTATTTTCAAAAGCGCTTCGATCGGGATTATCGGATAATCGGATGCTTGGAGGGCGGTTTCAAAGATCGGCAGTAATGTCAACCCGATGAAACCTCGTTGAGATGCTTCCAAATAATATTCATAGGCAATGGCCGCTAAATCCGGCCTTTGAATCGTTGTTGAAGAAGTAGGTCTTGGCATTGTTTTGTACCCCCTTTCAGGTCAATATTTTATGCCGCTTGACCGATCCGGGTTTTATCCAAATCGGTCAAGCAATTTTCAGATTACGAAGTCAAGCATTGCCGGGTGATTTCAAGCCACGGGGTCAGCAAGATAAAATCATCCGTACCAAGTTCGCCGTCTTTCGGGTGCATGATCAAAGTCAACACAGACGGATTTGCGGGAATGTCTGTACTCGCAATGGTTAGGGTTTTTTCCTGGTAATTACGGCCTTGGGCGGTTAAAAACTCGGTTGATTCTCCGCCGCAATTCGTATCCGTACCGACACCGGAGCCTACGGCGCTAAAATAGGCCTCAATGGTGAAAACGGGTGAATCCGTCATTGTGCCGGCTGCCAGGGTTGTCGCCAACGCGCCCATGAGATGCACAATAAAAGAGTTGGTTACGTCGGCATCTTGCGGAATGACAAACTGAACCGCGATATCGTCCGGAGTGGCTACATTGTTCCAGCGCAATGCCAGATCCGATGTGGCCTGAGTCCATCCGGCGGCAGCGGTTACATCGGCGCTATCCGCAAATGCGGTTAGGGCTGTGCCGTCTTCCCGACAAATATGCGTAGGGAAAATCGAATACTGGGCGGTTTTAATACCGACCATGATTTCCGCCAAGGCCGCTTCTACCGTAACCCCGGTTATAATCGACCCTGCATCGGCAACCGATACGCTGGCCGCGGTTGTGGAAATAACGGTAAAATCGATGAATTCGACGATATCGTTGACGGCCGTGGCCTCTTCGAGCGCAATGCCGATGGCGGTTCCATCGGACGTGTCTTTGAGTTTACCGGCGGCAGCAGCGTAAAGCGTCGCTCCTACTGAAAATGCTTCGGCAGCAACACCTTCTTGGGTACCTGGAGCAGTCCGTAAACGCACAGCCCCAATATCATCGGACGCCACAGCATATTCAGTCATGCCAATGTGTTGCTCCCCCGCTCCGGCGATGACAATAGCGGGCGGTACTGCAGCCGATCCCGAAACCAGTTTAACGCGGATTTTCGCGCCTATGGCTTCATTGGCAGTAAATGATCTGTTTCCTTCATTTAACATGGTAATTAACCTCCTTCTTTAAAAATATTAAAAGCTCACAACCTTGAGCCTTTTATTAATCTTTTTTTATAGGTTTCAATTTGCTGACCCATTCGTCATGCAGATCCGGATTTTCCTTGGCAACTTGCCTGATAGCTTTTACGTGTGAAATCTTTTCTTCTTTTTCGACTCGGGCGACTTCCGATTCAAAAGTCTTTTTTGCGGTTTTGGTTTCCACATCGGCAACCGCTGCGGCGCCCACCCTTTCGGTCTCCAAAGCGTCTTCTTTGAGAGCAGTTTGACGCGAACCTAAGATGATTTTTTCAGCCGCCACGATTTGCAGAGCCGCTTCCGCTTTTGTGCTTTTGCCGTCGGCAATCGCTTCTTTGATGATTTTCTCGTGTCCGGGCAGGGAAAGCTCCTGCAATCCCATGATCCGGCTGCGTTCCGCTTCACTACCGGAAACGAAACCTTCTTTTTTTCCTTGCTCAAGTCCCGCGGCATATCCGCTTTCACGCGCTTCTTTTTCAATCTCCGCTGTGATTTGCGGATATGTTTTGGTCAATGATTGTTTTGTTACAAGATCTTTATCCGGCATATTATTTGCCTCCTTTCGAATTTATGAATTTAAATGAATGGTTTTTCTGATCTGTTCTTCAACGGCCATCCTGACCGCCTGTTCTTGATCAGTTCCATATATTCCGATCAGCCGTTCCATGGTGGAAACACCGTCCACTAATCCGGCAGCAATCGCTTTTTTTCCAAAGAAAACTTTTCCTTCAGCCCAGGGAATCACTTGTTCTTTTCCGTCTTTTACGGGTTCCGGTGAAAGTTCCCTGAATTTGGATATATCGCCTACAAACACTTCATAAATATGATCGACTGCATCCTGAATCGATTGCCTGCCCGATTCGGTCAGGGGTCCTAATTCAGATGCAATGCGTTTATATTTTCCGGCTACGATTTCGGTTCTCTTAACGCCCATTTTCTCATCCGCCTTGCTGACATCTACATGCCGCGCCACAACCCCGATCGAACCGACTTTAACATTATCGCCGGATATAAAAATCTTATCCGCCGCGGCGCCGATGTAATAGGCGGCCGACGCCATCATGCCGTCTGAAAAAGTGATAATCGGTTTTTGTCCGCGGGCTTGATAAATTTCCGATGCCAGTTCCTGGGTTCCGTCCACATCCCCGCCGGGAGAATCGATGCAAAGCATGATGCATTCGACATCGTCATCTTTGAGCGCTTGGCGAAAATCACGCGCCACGAGTTGCGATGAAACACCGCCGGAAATTCTTTGAAACATATTCATGCGTTTGGCGATCACACCATCGATAAAAATCTTTGCCACTCCGTTTTCAACTTCATAAGGTTTTTCTTCGTTTTTCAGCGGGCGGCCCATGCTGGCTTCAATAGCGGCGATATCGATCTTCTCCCCGCGCAAGTGCGTAATATAAATTTCCTGAATTTCAACAAGTTTTTCAGGCAAAATCAGCCAGGGCGAAGTTATGATATCAAGCAGTTTCATCTTCAACGGCCTCCTCATTTTCGGAAACGACCTCTTCAGGTGCCTTTTCTTTTTTCTTTTTTTCCTGTTTCTGATTTGTGACTTCAACCGGGAAAGAAGCTTGTTTTGCCGATACCGGTTGCCACAAACCTATCTCCGCCAGGTCTTTTCTCTCTTTGCGAATCCGCGGCAGGTTCTTTTCCATGTCTCCGCCGGTAATCAGAGTCGTTTCTTCGTCAAGCGTACTAATTCCCAATTCCATGCGTATTTTGGCGGCGCCTGGATCTTTTTCCGGGTCAATATATCCGGGAGAATCGCCCGGCCATTGGGCGCCGGAATAAGCTTTACGAATCATGGGGTCCTTGAAAAATCCGGGTGCCGATACCCGCCCGGAAGCGACCGCTTCATAAAGCCAGATCTCGTAAACTACTTGACAGAAATTGACCGCCAACCAATTGCGCCGAACGCGGAAAAACCGCCACGCTTCCAGTAGCGCCGCCCGGGATGCGGAATACGATGATGAAAAATGCCGGATGATAATTTCATAGGGAATTTCAAGGGCGGCTCCAATTTGCTCCAAAATGGCGGTGACAAAGGGATCGAATCCGGAATTCGGACGTTTGGGATCAGCCATTTCAATACTCTCACCTTTTGCCAGCCCTACAACCGCTCCATTTCCCAACTTTAAATCCGTGTCGGATGATTTAGCTCCGGTTTCCACTCCCATTCCGGTAAGGTCAAAGCTTGTGTCACCGCCGTCTGATTTTATAAAAACCGTGAACATGGCGGACACTACTGCCGCCATTAATTCCGCTTCCGTATATCGATCGAGCTGTTTTAGGGATTCGATGACCGGTGCCAGATATGGTATTCCGCGGGTTTGATTGGGCCTGGTCATGCGATTGTAAAGATGAATAACATTGCGGAGCCCGGTATTTTTTCCGAATGCCGAAATTTTGGTCCAGGTAAAATTTTCTTTGGTATAGCGGGAAGATCCCGGGTGCCGATCGCAAATGTGGTATTGAACCGGGGCGCCATTGGGATCTTTTTGAACACCCTGAATCAATGTATCGGTATCGGCCGCATTGCCTTCGTTGCATACCCGGTCGGCCTCAACGATTAAAAGTTTTAAATCATACGGGTTTGAGGATGCAGTGCGCTTGGGGACAATGAATACATCGCCATTGACAATGGCTTGACGAAAAACTAATTCTTGCAATGAGGCAAAAGTCAAAGTTCTGGCAGCGTCGCATTCCTGTGATTCGGCCCATAGCCGGAATTCGCGTTCCGTGTTTTCTTCCCAATCGTCCGCAGCCGTATCTTCCAATTTTAAATATTTACGATCGATGCGGGATTGGAGTTTAAGGCCGGTGCCGACAACATTGGTGAGATTCGAAGATATCGCGCCGACGGCAATCGGGGCATTGCGTTCCAGGTCGCGGGACCGGTTGCGAAGTTCCTTTAAATCAAAAACGGTGTCAGCGTCCGCATCGCCGCCATACGTAGTCCATTGGCTGGTCTGCCGACGAGTTCGGGATGCGCCGATATACGACCCGGCAATCATAGAAAAAGCCCGCGCCTTGGTGCGTTGCGCACCGCGTACAGGATCAAACCAATTGATGATTTTATCCGGTAGAGTGGATTTTATGACGGGCGAAGATTTTTTGGATTCTGATTTTTCGGCTTGAAAGAATAAATTTTGAATATTTAGCATGGGGTTGCCCCCACAATACGAATTCCGCCTCGGGTTAAACTTTTGACCTTAGCTTCCCAGAATTCAATTTTTTTTGTGATTTCAGCGGCATTCGCACGGGTCAGAGACCGGCCCGAAATAGAATAAGATTGGCCGGTAGCTACTGCTGTATCGGCCAATAACCATGCATCTAATGCCGCCTGTGCCTGTGCGAGAGTGATTCCAGCCACTTACATTTCAAGCCTCTCAAAAAAAAACAGCCGTTCGTTAAATTACCAATGATTACAGGGTAATTTTACGGGCTGTTTTTAGGCGGTTTTACTAATTGATTTAATTGGGTAGGTTTCTGATCTTAAATTGATCTATTTTGATGATTTTAGGGTATTGACATAGTTTTAAAATACCCAACCAAAAACGACATTCAAATTCGATTATTTTAAAATAATTTACGGTTTATAAAAATATTCAATAAATTCAAATACTTAATATTAAAAATATTTTGCTTTATTTGAAAATAAATGCTTGACAACCTAAGCGATTAGGATTATATTATAATCAACATTAACGAGAGGAGGATAATCCGATGATGACTGAGAGACAATATGACAATCTTAACAATGAGGGCGCCGACGGATATAACCCAATCCGCCAAAATCGACTAGCCCGTGAGACTGCCGAAACTCGTGCCAATGTAACCGATGAGGACCGCCGATATCGCTTATTGACCATTATGGCGGCCACATCCACCAATGATCCGATGTATGTAGAGCTTAATGATCAATTGGCCGTGGTTGAGGCCCGGATCAAGGCCACTCATGATGTTAAGATGCGGGCTGAGTGGACGATTGAGACTACCAAGTCCCGCCGGCAGACTTGGAACGCTTGGGCATGTGGATTAAATGGCAATATATCCGGTAAGGTAATAGCCAATAAGGAGCGAGAGTTAGGTTGGACCATGGCAGACCTTAAAGAGGCCGTCAAAATGCATAATCTCTAACAATAAGGAGGACTTGCAATGTGGACAAGACGTAGTTATGATGTGTTGTACGATTGGCTGGACATCAATAAGCGGAAGAATTGTCGAAAAATAATGCGGGCCGATGGATTGGATGATGTGGTTAATCGTCTTGATAAGGCGGAGACATTGGGTGATTGGTATAAGATCACTCATGAGGCTGTGGCTGCCGTTGGACCTCAAGTAGTAGAGCAATCAGCAGATCAAGCCGAGGTCGAGCTTAATCAAGCCGCCGCCGCTCTCGGCCGCAAAGGCGGGTCTTCAAAATCAGCAGCGAAGCTTGCCGCCGTGCGCGAAAATGGCAAAAAAGGCGGGCGGCCAAAAAAATTATAAATATTCAAATTCAATCCGATTGACTATACTTTCTGGCGTGCATCCCTTATGTGATCGGCAAAACATATCAATAAATTCATCCGGAGTCATATCCGGAAAACCTTCCAGAATAACTTCGTCTTGCGTAATGGCGTTTAATGGTTCCGGGCGTGTGTTTAGAACCCGATGCTGGCCAAGTTTTACGATCTTCTCGCCCTTTTTTAGACCCATGGCCTTTTCGACACCATTCTGTATATCGCCCGGTTTCAAATTCCACCAACCCAAACGGCGGGTGACCCGCTTTGTCCGCTTACGGTATTGCTCAGTTGTAATTGAGAAACTCATATTTCTGGGCATGATTCATCCATTAAAATAAAAAGACGTTGCGATTGCTGCGGGAATTAATGCCAACCAATTTTTGCTTGTGACGCCAATAACCCCGCATACGATCCAAATCGTTAATACAAGTGATTCTGCACAATTTTCAAAAATAATTTCCATCATCCGATCTCCATTTTTTATCTTTTTAATCCGATTCTCTTTTCTCGTTTTCCTATTAATCGGTTTCGACGACGGTATTTAAGAATTGGAGTTTTGATCGTCGAATATTCGTTTTTAAATCTAAAAACGGGTTTATTAAGTTTGCGTTTGTTTTTAATTCTATCGACTTCTTCTTGGATTTTTTTTAATAATTTAAAATAATCTGAATAACAGTCATATCTATAAAAAAATATCATTTATTTAACCATACGAGCTTTTTTATTACACCATTCCTGAATCGCGCTTTCAGTCGTTATCATTCTTTTTCCGAGAAGTCGGCCGGCTGGAAAATCCTCTTTAACTATCATTTTCTTAAGCGTATTAGGGCTCCATCCCATACGTGCCGAAACCTCTTTAATGCCCTGATATTCAGTTTTGCGGATTTGTTCCATCATTCAATTCCCTTGCTGATAACCCTTCGGCCGATTATCGTTTTGGATTTTACGCTTTCAAATCCTTCTTCAATGTTTTGGTTTTTTAAACGCTGCGGGTGTTTCAAAATTTCTATGCCGCCCCAGCATTCCCGGTCACCCATAGCTATCGCTTCAACCAAACAGTCAAGCAAATGGTTATCGCGCGATACCTGCACCCATTCCCATTCGCCTCTTCTATTTTTTTGTTTTTCTTCCGCCAAAATGTGCTTTATTAACGTGTTGTCGACATCTTGATTAAAACTTATAGATCCGGGCGATCCGTTGGGTAGACTCATGAAATAGGATAAAGAATCTTTCAGGGCATCTGTGTTCAACATCCAAATATTAAGACCGCCGGGGATTGGCTTTCCTTGCTTACCCGGCATTTTATCGATTGTGGTTAGATTCATTTTTGCAACAGAAGAGGTTGAACGCCCCTTGGTTCCCAGCAGCCGTTTGCCATCCGATGCCGCCCGGATAATCGTATAAGCCCTTTCAGTCATAGTTTCATCGTCTTCATCTTTACCGCCGCCGGTGTCCATACCGGCCCGCCAAACTGGATAGTAAAAACTTCCTGAAAAAGAATAATACCGGCTTGAAAATACAAATTCCCGGATTTCTCGAATCTGTTCCTCTTGATCTTTTCCAACCAAACTAATAAACCCATAATCCAGCACATGCTTAATCATGCCCGGCAACCAAGCCAGTGAAAGAAACCAAAACCCTTTTTGACCTGGATCGATTCCGGCTGTGACCGCAAGAGCATCATCCGGACAGATCAACTTTGGAATGGGTATCCTTTTTTCTAAAAGTTCAACTTCTGATTTTTTTTCAGCCTTTTCAACATACGGCTCCGCCATCCATGAGTTTTCAAAATTCATCAGCGACGATGGATCATCTTTTGATTTTAAGTATTCGGCAATGACTTCTCCGAAAGAAAACCACGGCGTATCAAGCCGATTATATTGAAATCCTACCGATTTAGGTTTTATTTTTTCCATACATTCGTGAAATGATAATCCGCTGACGATATCCCGACACTCCGCATGCCGCACAAGTTCCATACGCCGATCTTCATGAATTGCTTCATTGCATTTTTCGCATTCATAAAAAGCCGTTTCTTCTATTTGTTTTATTTCAAAATTTTCATTATACCTTATGCCTTCTCGTTTAAATTTTTGTTTATGGCCGCAAAATGGACACGTTATAAAATATCTAAATCGAGCGATGCATCCGGCTTCAGCAACGGTTATATACCCTCTCCCGGTTGTTGGCGTGCTTATGTAGACAATCTTCCGCGTGTATTTGAAAGTGTTTGTCCTCTCCTTCCCTAATTTAAGAGGAGAAGCTTCTTTTCCTGAAAATGGCGGATATTTATTTACCTCATCAAAAAAAACATATCTTGATGCCCTTTGTGCCAAAGATGAAGGGGACCCAGCCCATGCAAAATAAATCGTCATGGAAGTGAAGGTTTTTTTCTTTTTGCCTGTCTCTTCTTTTCCCGGCCTAACCATAATTTGGAGTTGGTCACAATTCCGGATCATATCATCCATGCGTTCTTGACTTACTTCATCAGCCAAATTTTCATTTGGTTCTACGACCATGGCTGGGCCCGGATCTTGTAAAACTCCAAAATTGATCATATTTAAAATTCCTTCGGTTCCGGAAGATTGAGTAGGTTTTTGCAAAACAATTTCCTGCACGCAATCATAACCGAAGGCATCCATGTAATAACGACTGACAGGATTATAATTTGTTTCCCACGGACCGCGCTTTTCTGATCTATAGGAAAGGACTCTATACTTGTCTGCACATTCGCTGACCGTCAAATCTTCAGGCGGTTCCCATGCCTTTTTCTCTTCTGGCCACCAGACATCTTTTTTAGTTTTAGGAGGCGTTATTTTTTTAGATTTCTTCTTCATCTTGAAAGATGCCCGTTTTACGGCTATACGTTTTCATAATGTGACGGACTTGTTTATGAGCGACATCTTTTGCATCAGGCCATTTAGCAAGTCTTTTAGGGATGGACAATAAATCCGATTTGATGGTATAAACTCGTCTGACCAATTCATCGACAACCTCGCTCCGGTCCACGAGTTCACCTTGTAATTTTCTTAACTCCAATTCTTTTATTTCAGCTTCCGCTTTTGTTTTTCTTGTTCTTTCTTTGGTTAGTGTCGGCGACCCTTCGCCCTCAACGCATTTATGAAGATAGTCAATATACTTTTTTGTGGCTAAAACAAAATCCACTTTTCCCTTGACGACTTTCGGAAGAACGCCTTCATCAGCCAATTGCCTATAGCGCCTGGCTTTAATGCCAAACACCGCTGGACATATTTCCTCAAGTTTAACTTCATTGGCCATCGTTCATTTTTTCCAAAACGGTGAAATTAAATCCGCACTTCGGGCAGATAACTATATCCCCGCTTTTTTTGTTTTTAGATTTTTCTTCAGGATCTTCGTTTGCGGAATTGATCGAAAAATTCATGATCTTAATTTCCTGGGCATCGAAGCCGGTCAAATCCATATCGGCGCCATCATCACTTAGATTGATCATGATTTTTTTTAGTTCAGGTAGGTCGAATTCCCCGCCATGTTTATTTGCCGCAATATTTGCAAGCGTTTCTTTTTTTTCAGGCCAGTTGACCTCTCGATATGACCAATCACCAAACGGAGTTTTAATCATACCCATAGCCACCGTACCCACTTTATCATTGTGCGGTCTTTTCTGAATGGGCCACGATGGATCAAGATTTTTAATTCTTTGATGCCCGCCGATTAGATGCTTTGTTTTTATATTGAAGACGATTCCAGACAGGTCGCCAAACTCCTGCATTGACTTTTTGAGCATGGCTAATTTGGGATCTGTAATTTTCCTGGGGTTATTAGGGGATGCTTTTAAACTGCTTACCTGAGGCTTTTCTTTAATATCACTTTTTTTCATGCTTACCCTATCGATTGTTCATTTTTTATGATTTTGCAATGCAACATCAAATTTTTTTCCACACACTCGAAATATTCGAGGTTTGAACTACACAAGATCATTCACACTTTTTACAGGACCCATCATGTTTTAAAAATTATATTTTTTATGTTCCTCTTTATGATGATGATCACATAACCATCTAACATTAAATGGTTTATCATAATCATCATGATGAGCCTGTACATTTGGATCGTTACATAACTCGCAATTATTTTTTTGTATTTTTCCAATATGAATAGAATAATTTAATTTATTACGACATTTTACTTTTTTGTTATTACGTTCATTGTATGCTTTTTTCCATGCTGCCATCTTTTCAGGATGAACTTTCTTATATGTTTTAGTTATACTGCTATAGCATTCCTTGCATATATTACGAACCCCAAATTTGCCTTTTGGAGCTTTATAAAAAAAGTTTAATTCTTTATTTTTTTTACAGCATGAACATTGTTTCATTGTAATTAATTATATGCCCCTAATTCTTTTAATGCCTCACTATAATCAGATAGCAATCGTGTTCGTATGATTACGTCTGCTGTTTCAAAAAATTTATAGCGCCTACGATATTGAGGTTGTTTGACAAACATTAATATGGGTGTGATTGATGATCCCCACTTGCCAAATGATGCACGTTTATAAATGCCCTGTGCTAAATGGCTTTTCTTGCTCCTTACTGCAAAGTATTGAAACCCTCTTATGCCTTTCTTTTTAGACCCTTTGGCTAATCGTGCTTTTCCTTTTGCAGTCATGTTTGATGAATACCCTCTTGTCATTTCAGCAGCAGAAAAGAATGATAAAATCTGTCTGATTTGACCAACGCTCATATTGCCATATTGATCGATATTAGCGCCTTTGCCAGGTACTATTGACATTCCCTTGGGTAGTATGCGGTATTGTTTTAGGGCAATTTCTGAGCGCTTATCATTTCGTTTTCCGCCAAATATTTGAGGGATTAAAATATTAGACGGTTTTGTTCCTTTACCCAAATCATCCGGCATGATAGTTGCGATAGGATTATTGCTTGTTGCCTTTTTTACAAGTAGGCTATTTAGCATATAGGATGTGGGTCGATCAAATGATTTAATCATTTCAGATCGCAATGCATCCCAAACATGATATGCCGTTTTATTGATTCCATTGATTACTGCCTTTGAAATCATGCGTTGAACTCTATCGAGTCCTTTTACGGTTTCATCTATTCCAATCACATTAACTTTAATATAAATCATGAGTTTCCCTTTTTAAAAAACATTGCTTTTCGTTTTTCAGCTTTTTTTGTTCTTTTTTTATTTGCTTCATTTATCTTTGTCGTGACTTTTTTATACGATTCGGTTATGCTTTCAACCTTTTTAAGCCCTTCGTGAGCCGGAAGGTATCCCGGATAAAGAGATAGCGATTCATTAAAGGCGGTTTTGGCAAAATTCAGGAGTCCATTTTGCAAAGCAGCAACCCCAGCTAAATGCCATAATTGCCATTTTAAAATTGTCCCATCATAATAGAATATTGCCTTCAATGCGGATATAAGGCCTTCTATATGGTTTCGATAAAGCGCCGCATGATGCTGTAAATATATATTATTGGTAGGTTCTGCTTTTATGGTTTCAAGACTAAATTTTCCAATATTTTTCTTATCTTCTATTTTTGCGATATCTTCCAATTTTAAGAAATAGAAATTTCCTTTTAGTCTTTTAAAAACGAACAGATAGGCTATATACAAAATGACTGCGACGAGTATCAATCCCGGAAGAAAAGAAATCTGAATTGCCGCCTGTTGTAGAGTTGAATTTGCCCATAATGCCATAATCGGAAGCGCCGTAGCGCTTGTTCTGATGGAAAAGAAAAATGCCGAATTTACGATAACGGCAATGATACCGCCAAATAAAAATGGATTCTGAGATAAGTTTGATAAAACCATGATTAAAATACCTACCCATAAAGCAAACCCAACAAAACCTATTTCCAATAGTGTTTCGATGTGATCATTGTGGGCTCGCTTTGCGGATAACGAAGGGTTTTTAGGCTTATCAATCAAATTACCTAATATTGTTGGATCTATCCTGTTCATTTCTGCTTGCGTATTAATTAGATGGTATCGAAAAGCTCTGGGTCCTAAACCAAACAATGGATATTTTTTGATCAATTCCCATGATGCTTTCCAGTAATAAATGCGTCCTAAAAACGAATCGTTAAGCATTTTGGAATAATGCTTTAACATGAATTTTATGATGAAAAAGAAAATGACAGCATCGGCAATTAATAGCCAATGCGATAAAAATTTAAACTGAAAGTATAAACCAATTGAGATAATACCTATCAATGTGCCTAACCACGCTGCCCGGCAGCGGGCAAAAAATAAAGCCACTGCAATCGGAATCACTCCAAAAAACCAAAAATAACTACTATAAAACGTGAGTGATAGGCCAATAAAAAAACACGGTGTTAAATAAGCGCCGATATAATTTGTGTTTCCCAGCCATGCAAAACACTTTTTAAATTTATAAAGTGTTTTTGTGTAGAATGGATCGATAAAATCCTTTGAAAAAAATTGCTGGGATAAACCATAGGCGGCCATGAATGGGGCGGTAATGAAAACAGCAGTTAAAACATATTCAGCCGGCAAGCGAGAGCAAATTATAAAAAAATAAAACAACGAAAACCATCTTACCAGATCAAATATTGAATCGGTTTTGTTTATAGACCAAAGAATAGAAATTGTCAGCAGACATAAAAAATACAGGAACCAAATTCCGGCAGCACTGGTCACGTATGGGATTTGCCCATATATGATTATATGATATAAAAGAGATCCGATCGATAAAATAGTTAGGACATGATTTTTAAAATCTTCCATTCCGAATAATCCGCGCATGCGTAGAATTGGAACAAGAATACAAGCCAAACCAACATAAATATAATCAATCATCATTCATTTCCTATATTATTTCTTTGTGGGATTTTAAATTTTTTGATACCGAATTTTCAATATTTTGAAGCATCGGATTACGTTTATTGCCCCATTCCTGGCTTATCTGCACAAACTTGTTTTTGTCCCAAAAAATGCCCATGCCTAAATACAAACAGACCTTAAAAACCAGCCAACACGGAATTAAAATACAAATCCCGGTCATGCTGATATGCCATCCCATTTTAACCGCGATCTGTTCCGCAACCAGATAATAAACGGCGACGGATTGGAAACCGGTTAAACTCTTTAAAAAGCCTATTTCACTTTCACCAAGGCAATAAATCTGCTTCCAATTTATATAGGTTTTAAAAGCTCTAAAACGCACCTGTTCGTCTTTAATGAACAGCTTAAACCATTTTCCAGGATTGCCCATTATTTCACCAATGCTTTGATCATTTCTTGTTTTAATTTTTCTATAACAATCGGATGTCCGATATATGTTTTTATTCCATCTTTTTCTTTGGTGATAAAAACTCTTTCTAATGGAATTAAAATTGGTTTCATTTTTTTAAACGGTTTCCATGGAAAAGAAAACCATCTTTCCCGCCATGATCGAGATACCCACTTTGTCTGTACACAAATTAAATTTTCGATCAAGCGCACTTTTCCAAAATCCCATTTTTTTAAGACCTGTGTATTCATTCTTTAAACTCCATTATTTCAACTTCTGTTCTTGGATTTTCTTTGCAGTGAATTCGACGGCTGCCGTCCCAGTGCTCGATCATGCCATCATTTTCGTAAATGATGCCCTGTAAACAATCGGCGATTGAGGCATAGCTGCCATCGACGTCCGGTTTCGGTCCGCTGTAATAAATCATCGCCTTTATGCAAATAGGCCCGGTCATTAATTGCTTTAAGGCCGGAACATAAAAATTACTTTTCCCTTTGCCAATGTTTCGGATGCAAATTTGATCTTTCGATGGATTACAAAAATCAATACCTAAACGCGCCGATCTTTCCCATTGAACATACGCTTTAGATGAAAATATTCCCGGCCGCGGCGCTCGGGTTCGGCTGCGAATTAATCCGGGCGCTTTGCTGTTTTTCTTTGACCGGATAGATCCCGGTAAAATGACTTTAATCGATCGCATAAGGTTCAAGTCCTTTTTTCACAACAAACCAAACAGGCGCTTTAATTATTTTTTCTTCTTCATCAACCGATGCCGTTGACTTTGGAATCCAGACTTGCTTTTCATCAAATTGCACAAACCAAGCTTCATCGGTTTCGTTTACGATCTGATCAAATTGGATTTTCATAAAGCAACCCTTTCCGCGAAATTGGTTAAAACATCCCCTACCGGCCGTAATCGTACTGGCTCGTTTTTTATTTCCTGTTGCTTGGGGACCGGAAGCTGTTTCCGTCGCGCCGGGAATTTGATTAACAGCGGAGCTTTTTTCCATTCCAATCCGCGGGCATTGTTTTGAATTTCATGCGTTCCCGGAAGATATTCCAGATGTCCTTTTTTCTTCGCCATAGTCGGGTAAAATTTCAGAAAATCTTTTTTCAGCCATGTCCATTCTTCTTCCGTTGCAGTGCTGAATTTCACCCATCCGCCCAGCATTTCGATGACGCTGTGAATCGCGCCATCCGGAAATTTAACTGACTCATAATTCCCAACGCGCTCAACGGCATAAATGACAAGATTAAGAGCAATAACGGCTTTATCTTCCTGCCGTTCGGCAATGTATTTCAATAATTCGTTCGGTTTTGGGAAAAAAGAGCACTCCCGCAGTGCGATCTCGAATGCTTGTTGACATTGATCGTCCGAATACGGCGCTAAGATTTTCCAATACATATTTTTTATAACATCGGTTATCTTGCGATGATGAAGTTCACCTAAACCGGTCATGTACTCTTTAAACATCTTCTCGTCACGCATCTTGCGGCGGGCTCCATTCGTTAAAACTTTTAATATTTTCCAAGGTCACCTTCGAAACTTTTCCATCAAAATCTTTGGCGCCAACTTTGTCGCCGTCCCGCGGGTAAAACGATAGCCAGCCGGCTTTGATCGCCCGGTTGATTAACGAGATCGGGTCGTAGCCTTGGCTTTTCAAATCATCTAATTCCCGAAACGCTAAAACCTGGGCGTAATCGGTCATTGGTTTTTTGGCTTTTTTTCTGGCTTCGAGAAAATGTTCCCAAAGCGCCGGCGGGATGTAATCTGGCAAAACCGGTTTTTGTTCTTTGGCTTTTAAAATTTTTTTTACTGGTTTTTCAGTTGGCGAGGGCGATAGCCCTTCCTGTTCCTGTTCCTGTTCCTGTTCCTGTTCCTGTTCCTGTTCCTGTTCCTGTTCCTGTTCCTGGCTTCGATGGGGCTCCGAAGGGGCTTCTAAGGGGCTATCTAAATTTAGGTGAAAATCTTCTCTATATTTTAATAAAAAATCACGGTAATACTTTGATTTTCTATAGTTTTTTAACTCTCGCTCTATTCCTTTTATGCGCTTGTCAGCTGGGTCTAATTTGTCCCCAATTTGTTTATGAGCCATTTCGCACACCCAAACTATCTCATGCTCTGCGTCATAGTGGCTAAAATGGGCTTCGGAGAGGCTTCGAAGGGCCTTAGAAGCCCCTTCAAAAGAAATATTACCGATTTCATGAACAAGGGTAGGCAACGGTAAATAATACAAACCAATCATATTTGAGGATGGAGCCGTCATAAGATAAAACGCAACAAGCTGGGCGTCGGCGCCCGCTTTCCTAATCTCCCTGCCTGTTTCCCCAATCCAAAACATCCCGGAAACCTGCGAATATTCCCTCATAAACTGCCTCGTAATTACCTATAGATATTAAGTAAAACTACTGATTTATAAGTAAAAATTTTTACTACACCTAAAAAAGCTTTTGTTGATTCCTGGCCGCTTCAGCTGCTTGGATGTTTTTAACTGCTAAATCGAAATAACTCTGTTTTAATTCATGGCCAACGCCGCGCCGGCCAAGTCTGATCGCTTCAAATAGTTCCGAACCGACCCCAGCAAATGGCGTGTAAACCAAATCTCCCGGATTGGACCATAGGCTCATCGCTCTTTCGATCGTATCCAACTGTAACGGACAAATATGCTTTTCATCTTGTTCACCGCGCCCTGCCCTACCGTTCAGAGTTTTTCCGTAGTCGATATCATCCCAAATCGGAGATGCCCACATCTGCCAGGTGTCCACCGTGATATTGCATTTGATCGGATGATCAGAGTCACCCGGCTTGCGAAATACAAGCAGATAATCAGGTAGCCCTACTCTACTCATAGCCGCATCCTTTTTAACCTGCTTATGGAGTAACCCAAGCGCCTTGGTGCGCTGCATTTCGGTTACCGGGTTCTTCCAAATCGTGACACGAGAATGATAGATAAACCCGGCGCCCTCAAACACACTCCGAATCATGTTTGAGAAATCCCGCAGCCCGATAAACCCCTCTTTGCCCTTTTGAATCGGCAGATCCATGCAATGCACCGCCACATTGCGGCCGCGCCACATAACCCGGAATAGATCGTCAACCAAAAACCGAAACGCGGTTAAAAACTCCTGATAGTCTTTGGAATTGCCCATATCTTCAATGGAATCCGAGTATGTGTAGAGTTCCGCAAAGGGCGGGCTAAAAATACTAAACCCGATGCTTTCATCTGGAATCGATTTGATCAATTGAACACAATCCCCGCGTTTAATCACGCAGTTCTCGCTCTCAAATTCTTGATCAGACAGGTATTCAAGGCAATCCTTAAGTTTATTCATAACCGTTGACTCTTTCAAAACATCTAAATTACAAGCTGCTGTCATATGATTCTGCATCGATTCGAAATCCTCTTTCTTTCGCCGAACGCTCTCAATCACGTTCTGCATGGTGTCGGTGGTGATCAAATAGATATTAACCGGTTCCTTTTGCAAAAACCGATAGGACCGGCGGATAGACTGATAAAGCGCCTCAAAGGAAAAATCCAGGGAGGCGAAAACCTGATTATGGCAGTTTTGGAAATTCAACCCGAACTGGGCGATCTTGCTTTTTGTGATCAAGACCCGGAATTCATTGTTTGCAAAGCCAAGCAACCTCTCTTCTTTGACTTCGCGCTTATCACTGCCCCGGACCTCAACCGCACCCGGAATCAGCTTTTTCAAAAGATCCGCTTCTCCGTCTTGTTTCACCCAAACTATGAAATTTTCAGCGCTTGCGTTTACAATTTCCGCCGCCAGATGCATGCGCTCTTGCCGTGTCGATCTCAATTCGAGATTAAAATCAGTCGCGCTGACCGCTGTGTCATTGAAAAGCCGGCCGTTATCTCGTTTTGGCGTTTTGATTTGCTTTTCGATTAAATTTAATGGCGGTAAATCGAACCCAGCCATAGGATAACCAATATCAGCCGGTTTATTCAGCATGACCGACCAGGTGGAAACAAACCGCCAAAAATCTTTGATTGCATGCCCTTTCAAACGCCATTTGGCCGTCTCCCCGCCATCGTGCACAAAGTACATGGAAAGCATCTCGTTCCGGCTCATGACATTCAGGAATTCGGCATGATTGCCCAGCTCCATAGGGTCATTCGGGCTCGGGGTTGCGGTACAGGCCAGTTTATAAGGTGTGTTTTGAAAATTCTGGATTATGGCGTTGCGGGTCTTACCTTCGAAGTTTTTTAGGATACTGGATTCATCCAGGACAACCCCTGCGAACGCGCCACAGTCAACGTTATCAAGCTGATCGTAATTGGTGATATAGATTCCGGGCACATCCTGGAAAACACCATCAGAAATACGGTTGACCAAATATCCAAACCTCTCCCCCTCCCGGATTGTCTGCCCGGATACGGCCAAGGGCGCCAAGATCAAAACCGGATTGCTCGTATGTTCAGCCACATGCCGCGCCCATTCCAATTGCATGATCGTTTTACCCAGCCCACAATCGGCGAAAATGGCATACCGCCCGGCTTTCAGCGCCCGGGTGACAATATATTTCTGAAAATCAAATAGCGCTGGGTTTAAGACCAGAGCATCGAATCCGCTTTCCACACGCCGGCGCTGTTTGGTTTTGAGAAATTCGAAATAGGCTTCTGATCTTTTTGCTGATGTCGGCAAAATGATATTGGAAGGGCAACCCGGACCAGGGGTGTTAGGGACTGAATCCAAGGAGGGACTGGGATTCAATTGGTCCGGGTTGCCGTTGGGAAAAGCTTGGTTATGCATGCGTATCCTCTATTTGTTTGATAAACGTAAAAAATTGAAACGCCACTTGGGGCACGATTGCGTTACCGAGTCCTCGCAATCTGTCCACCCGATTGGGAACCCCATCACCCACTCTACAAAGGCGGGCTGCAACTTCAGGCCACGGTTCTTGCCAATAACATTCAAGCAATTCAATTTGTCTTCTAATGAAAGTTGGTGACCCTTCATTTCCCTTCGCAAGCTGGCTGCTTTTGACGTTCCGCCATGATGCCCAAGATGTGTGTCCGGTGTCGGTAACATCCTGCTTATCACTGTGACCAAATCGTTTCCGTCGCTCCCTTCCCGGTTCTCTCTCGCATAATCCGGCCCGGATGACGTTCCCTTCGGAGTTGGCAACATCATTGAAATCTGTCCTGGAAGGCCGTTTCTCGGATCTCCCGATATCTCTCCCCGCTTCTCTGCATCGTTCGCCCGGGGCGTTGCAAGCATGGCAACCTGCGTCACTAACGAATGTTTTCCCGCTATCTTGTTCGGGCATGGATAAGGCCCCCTGTCCGAGTCTGTCGCTACGCAAGTTCGCAATAATCCAGACTCGTTTTCGGGTATGCGGGGCGTTGACGCCGCAAGCTGGAATAATAAACGTCTGCGTTTTGTAGTCCGCATTTTCCAAATCAATAAGCACTTGGTCGAGTTCCATTCCGATGATTCCAGGCACATTTTCTGCAATAACCCAAGCGGGCCGGACCTCGGAAATGATTCGGAGCATTTCCGGCCAGAGGAAACGGTCATCTTCCTTGCCTCTTCGCTTCCCGGCGCAAGAAAACGGCTGACAGGGGAATCCACCGGAAATAATGTCAACTGGTTTAAGGTCTCCTCCGCTTTTGATTCTTTTAATATCGCCATATCTTCTTGCTTTCGGAAAATGCTTTGCTAAAACCTTTTGACAAAACGCATCATTCTCGATCTGCCAAACCGTTTCAATCCCAGCCCATCGCGCCGCCAAATCGAAACCGCCGAGACCGCTGAATAAAGAACCGTGAATCATTTCAAACACGGCTTATAAGTTTTTTTCATCCCGGTCCCAGGGTATGGATACCAGCCATCTTCCCGCGGATAGAGATGCCAAAGATGATCATTCCGGCCGGGTTGACCGGGTTTAGCGACCAAACATTGATTTATATCCACACCATACAAACGCGCCAATTCCGGGGCATCGATGAAATACTGGTCCCCCGATTTCCACGACGCGCCAATACCCGGGTGCAGCACATATTTGATTTTTGGCTTGGGCTCGTACCGCCTCATCGAAACAGCTCCTTAACCACACTCCAAATACACATAGCCAACAGGCCGATAAAAATTACGACCAAGACCAGAATGGCGAACATCACCTTAAAAAATTTGTAGACAAACGCATACGTCGAATCAAATGTTCTCATTTGGGCCCCATCGCGCCATTGGGCATGATCGGAACGATCATATTCGGTTGTTTTTTTGACCCTGTTTTGAAATCCATTTCCGTCCCAGTCCCTGGAAAATAATAATAATTGATATCAAACGGCTTTTCGGCTGTTGGGATCTGCCAGATCGTCTGATAGATCACCTGCTGACCCGCCGGAGGCGAATGCCATACGGAAAACCACATCCCGGCTGCCGCGCCACTGCCGAAAATCCCTAAAACCGCTAAAATTATTAAAGGCCATCGCGCCATTAAATGATTTTGCGGACTCAAAATCATGTAACCCCTTGAATTTACTATGTAGACGGTTGTCAAACATTCGTAGACATTTGTCTAACACACGTATACGTGACATTCCCTGCCGCCATTGCTACGCTTTAATCACATCACGCAGCGGTTTATCTGCGTATAATTCAAGAAAGGCGGAATCTCTTAAATCAGCCATGAGACCCTTAATCGCATATTCAGTGCATAGATCGCTTACAGATATCCCTTTTTCCCGTGCCGAATCTTCCAAACGCCGTTTGAATGTTTCCCCGGCCCGAAAGGATATCGAACCCATTTTTTTCTCGTTTGGCGGGCTAATCACCCGGGAAAAATCAAACTCAATTTGCTGGCTTATCTTCATGTTGCAAAGTCCTTACGACATATGGGATAATAAGGGCAAATTAAGGGCAAGGGCGGCGCAAATCGGAGGGATGCCGGAAAACGCCGCGCCCTGCCCCACCTCGGGGCTCGACCCACCACAATGGCGGGCCGATTCTTTAATAATGCAATCTAATTAATTGCTGCCCCGAACTTTTTTAGATGTCAGAAGCATGATCATTCCAAACCTTTTCAAGGCTCGGAATGAGTTGATCACGTACAAATTGATCGTGATTAATAATATCACCGCTGATAATTATATTGGTTTCAGGCTTTTTGAGGAGCGGCGCCAACTTCTGCGCCAGTTCTTCATAATCAAATGGTGTCCGAAATGGGCATTCCCGGCATGCCTCCGCCAGTTTTAAACTGGGCGGTGCCGGCGGCGGCTTTGGCCGGTCTTCCGGCCTCTCAAATCGTGGAACATTATTCGGCGTTTTGCGCATATTTATTATTTCCTTGTGGTTGATCCGATTCGGCCGGCGGATCGTTGGGATAAAGAAGTTCCATTTCGGATACCGCGCCCTTGAGAATTTTGGAAAGTATTCTGGATAACTTAGGTGATGGGTTCCTATGACCGTGTTTTATCAAGGAAAAATGTGTACAGGTGATCTGGGCCTGTTTAGCAATTTCGGAATCTTTTAGGCCTGATAATTTACATGCGTTGATTAGTTTGAAATTCATAATCATACATTATCAAAATGATAATTTACTGTCAACCTAAAAATTAACAATATGATAAAATTAGAATCAATTAAAAAGAAAAATCTAAAAAGGCTTATGAATGAGCGTGGCTTAAATAATGAAAATTTAGCCAAGCTTCTAAATGTTGATCCCAGTAGAATTTCGAATTTACTTCGCTCTTCATCTAAAAAGGGATCACGAAGTATTGGAAAATCTGTGCTTTCTGACTTATGTAAGGTTTTAGTGGTTGATGAATCAGAATTTTATAAGGCTGATAATATCCATGCATTTCAAACTCAGCGAGTTTACGGACCTTATCATATTACCGAATGGGACGAACTTAATAAAATAAATCAATCGTCAAAATGGATGTTGCGTGAAAATCAACCGATATATTTAACAAAACCGGCCGGATTAAATACTTTTGGTCTTGAAGTATTGGACGATAAAATGGAACCAAGATTTTTAAAAGGCGATATTATTTTGGTCGATCCAGATGCAAAAATAGAAAGCGGCGTACCTTGGGTTATAAAAATAGATGACCAAATTGTATTAAGGGTTTATAATGAATTCGAAAATGAAATTCGCTTAAAAACGCTAAACATTAAAAACCCTGACATTGTTTTCAGTAAAAATAGCGAAGTAAAATATGTTTTAATCGGAAAAGTCGTGGATATAATTCCTAAATTATAAGGAGAAAATAAAATGCTAAAAAAAATAATAATGCTTTTTTTGCTTTGTTTATACCTCTCTGTGCCAATTTTAGCAAATCAAGGAACAGGAGCTATTATTAAAGAAGATTGCGTATCATACTCAAATTCAAAAGGAGAAAAAGAGGAATATAAAATAACCGCCGGCACATTTTGCGCTTTCTGGAAAGGAATGAACTGGGGAGAGTATAAATCTGAAAATGGCTATATTCGCGTTACCCTATTTGAAAATAATGACTATGGTACGGAAAAAATGACATGGGTTTTAGAAGATAAGCTTGAATTTTTCTTTTTCCCATGCATGCAAAGCTCCGTTGGATTTTTACAGACAAAGCAAAATGTTTGCGTTCCTGTTCAGGTAAAAGGATTTCAGCACCAATGGAATCTTGAATTTAAGGTCGCCGCTAAATCAAAATGCAAAGAATTTGGAATCGAACCGCCTAAAACTACCGTAATTTCCATTATAACCACACCATTAAAAACCAATACAACCACGCCGAATCAGCCCGTTATTGATAAATGATATAAGTATTTAAATTTTAAAGATAATTTCATACCCGCATATGCGGGTATTTTTTTATCAAAAATAATTATCATTTTGTTAATTATTTTTATTGACAATTAATTAACATTTTGGTAATCTATGCCTAACATAACAAATCACGGAGGGAAAAAACATGAACAAGTATTTTGCAGAACAAGTTTTGCGTATTGATTGCGCCATGGCCGAAATGGCCACTCAAATAGCCGGAATTAAAAAAACCGTCGCCGAATACTCACAATCGCTTTCGATCGCGCCGGCAACTCGATTAACGACTACAGAGATTGTAAGGATGATTGAGCGCAACACCGATCTATACAAAGAGAATCTAAAATTGCGCAATGAACTCGAAAAAATTCATTCTTTTCTTACAAGTCGTTCACAAGACAAAGCCCTAATATACGATTCCGATGTTTGCTTGTTGCGACAACAAATCCGTGAGGCGCTAAAATCATGAACCCAATTAAGGAAATCATCATTGCCGCGTTATGGATTTTGGCTTTTTTTGTTGCGCTTTATCTATGGGTCTAAAGTGATAAAATTTTTTATCAAATTGATCGATCGTTTTTTTGAATGGCTTGGCATGCCGATTACGGGTCCCAATTATCCACCGCAAGAGGCGGAAACAGATATTGAAGAAAGGCGGAGAAGAAAATGAGCAATGATTTTTCCGTGTATTCCGTGTTTTCCGTGGTTAAATCCTTCTTTAATTCCTTCAGTGGTTCCTTGCACCCCGATCCCCACCACTTTGCCATGCGCCCAGCGTACCGACACCGCTGCCCGTCAATTGTCAAAGCGGAAAACAAGCGGATCAATGCGATCATTCTAAAAATCTTTTTCGCGATCATCTACACCGGGATATGTGCCGCCCTGATTTGCTTTTTGGCAAGAGGATAAATCATGTCCGAATACTACGTGATAAAAACAGATACTTGCCCCGATTGCCAAGGCCGCGCCTCTGATACCTATGGTCCTAATTGCATTGCTTGTAATTGCACAGGAAAAATTCAATCGGTTGCCACACTAGAAGAGGCATTGGCTAAAAGTTCCATCGGCATTGAGTTTCAAACTCTGCTGAAAAATATGAATGAACTCGTGGATAGGGTCATGAAAGAGATACGGGCAGGGATTACCGGGAACCTTAACAAATCAAAAGGAGGGCATTAACCATGTCGGAATCCAGACATGCTTATTATGTGGCTCTATGCATGACCGCCGAACATATCAATCCGATCGATTTTCCGGCGACCAGTGCGGGGCTTGATCGAGCGATTGCAATTGAACAGCATATCCAAGATGAGTTTGACGCCCTGAACGTAAATCTGAAACCTGCGAACGTCAGCACACCCGCGCCACATAAATAAACGCAGGGTTGTGACTGATCATCGGGGAGTTCGGAGATAATTCAGGGCGATTGAGTTCATGCGCGGCCCGCGGTAAAATTGCAGATAAACATTTTTTAAAGGAGGTGCATTCAAAAATGAATCAAATAAACGAGCAAAAAAATATTAAACAGCGGGCCGCGCCTTCTTTAATTTCTCAGGATCAGAAGATTCAGCAACTTGAAAAACAGTTATACGATCACAAACTAAAGGAAAGAGCAATAAGGGAAGCGCTTCAAAATGCTAAATGCCTCGATCAAATGGATCAAGTTAAGTGGCGGTTGTTGGTTGTTGAAAGCATTATCACGGACAATCAAGAATTTTTTGAACATTGGAAACGTCATGTCGAAATCATCGACCGTAAATCAGAAATCAAAGGTTAAATCTATGACCCAACTCGAATTTAAAAACTTTCTCCCGCCCCAGGCTTCATTTCTCCGATGCCGGATCTGCGACCGCGCCTTGTCCGATCCCGCGAGCGTTCGATCCGGCATCGGCCCCATCTGTAAGAGAAGGATGAAGGATTAATAATGAAGGATAAATTAAAAGAGCAATTCAAAGATTTGATCTTGCAAAAAATTACAAATGAAGCATGGAAAAAATTAACCACAGAACCAAATTTTGATTTTGAAAAACTAATACGGTCTATTATCAAGCGATGGGAAGAAGAAAAAGCCCGAAACAAGGAGCTGGGAATCGAATGATGCTCTGTAGAAATTGCCGACCATTAATCGTAAACGGGGAATGTCTTTGTACTGAATGCGAAGAAGCCGGAAAGCTTATCTATGCTGAAAAATGCCCTCGCATAGAAATCGGGGATTGCGAAGAGTGCGTGAAGGAATGGGAAAGGCGGCTACCGGAAGACGACCCGGATGATGAGGATCTGACAAAGGGCGAATGAATAAAGACGAGCGATATATCCAATATGAAGAGGGTGTAACCTTTATCCCTAAATGCGAACAATGCGGTCAGTATGTCGTTGCAGATAAAAATATTTTTGTGAATGATCAGACTGGCTTAAGCGATAAGCCGAACGCTACTTGCAAAAAATGCGGACGAACTCACATGATTTTTATGGGGTTTATATAACAACGAAACGTCTGGGGCGGCGTGGTGGGAACACGTTGAGGGCAAACGTAACTCAGTGGATGCGCCCGGTTGTATAAAACGATATGTCCACAAAGCAAGTTCGAATCTTGCCCCCAGGTTTTTAAAGGAGAAATCATGGCTGAAATATGAATACGAGATGTATGATGGCGATCAAGAGGAAATTGTATGCGGAAAGTGCGAAAAACTATTCAAGGCCACAGCAGACGTAACTCGAACATATTCAACTGAAAAGATTGAAGACAAAAATGCCCA